AACGATCCGTCGTGAAAGTGACGAATGGCCAGAAGTTCCGCGTGTGGGAATTGCCATCGGGCCGCTCGAACGAGGCGTTGGACTGCCGCGTGTACGCGTACGCAGCGCTCTGCGGTCTCACGCACCTTGGGCTGAAGCTGAACAAGCGCGCGGATCTCGTTGCGATGCCGCTCGAATATGACGCCTCGCAGCAAGCGTGGACACCGACTCAAGCGGCTACGCCAGACGGCGCGCCGTCCGCACCGCTGCCGCCGTCGACCGAAGTTCAACCTGTCAGGAAGAAACTGACGAACCGTCTCGCATAGGACAGCAATGGCAATCACCGATGGAATGAGCACGGCAGACATGCAATCGAGGCTCGCCGCGCTCCAAGCGGCGTACTTCGACCTGTCAGCCGGCGCGAAGATCGTGAGCGCCTCCTATGCACAGGGCGACGGCACGAAGTCGGTGACTTACACGGCCACCGATACCGCATCAATCTACCGCAGCATCCTGATGCTGCAGAAAGCACTCGGCATCATCCAACACTACCCGCGCGCGCGAAGGGCTCTCTTCTAATGTCGTCACTTATCGTCGATTCTTCCGGCAAGCCGTTCGGCGCGTCGGGCGGCGGTCGTGCGCGCGCTGATTCTGGATGGGGCGGCCCGGGCGTCACGCAGCCGCCGTATTCGAGCCTCTTTCCGTATGAGGCCGCAAACATCCAGACTCAGGAAATGGGTCAGTGGTTTCCGTACATTCGCTCGCCGGATTCGGAAATCAACCAGCACCGCGATCGCATGGTCGCGCGTCAGCGGGATCTCGTTCGAAATGATGGTTGGGCGCATGGCGGTATCACCCGCATCCTCGACAACACCGTCGGGGCGCATCTTCGGCTGTCTGCAAATCCCGATTGGCGCTCGCTGTCGCGCTTCAGCAAGAAGTTCGATGCGGTCTGGGCCGACGAGATTCGCCAGGCCATCGAGTCCTTGTGGCGCGGCTTCTCTGAGGATCTCGGGCGCTTCAACGACGTCTCGCGCCAACTGACAGTTTCTCAGCAGCTGCGGCTCGCGATGCGTCACAAGCTGATCGACGGCGAGTCGCTGTTCATCAACTACTGGATGCCTGAGCGCGTCGGCCGCGGCGCGGCGCAATACGCGACGGCGTTCATGGTTGTCGATCCGGATCGGCTATCGAACCCGTATCAGATGGTCGATCAGAAGTATCTGCGCGGCGGAGTCGAGATCGACGACAACGGCGTGCCGATCGCGTATCACATCCGCAAGGCGCATCAGAACGACTGGTATAACGCCGTCGAGTCGATGGAGTGGGAGCGCGTCGTGCGCGAGGATGACGACGGCTGGCGCCGCGTCATTCACGACTTCGAGCACGACCGCGCCGGTCAAAACCGCGGTATCGGCGTATTCACGCCAGTTCTTGCGCACGCCAAGATGCTGGCGCGTTACTACGGCGTCGAACTCCAAGCCGCCACGGTGGCGACGATTTTCGGCACGTACGTGACGAGCCCGTATGACCCGGCGATGATCGAAGCCGCGATGGACTCCGATCGCGGCGATCAGGAAATGGGCTTCTACCAAGACCTGCGCGCGGACTGGGCCAAAGATCGGCCGGCAATGCTGAACGGTGTCCGCGTTCCGACGCTGGCGCCGGGCGAAGAAATCCGCCAGGTAGCCGCAGCTCACCCGCACAGCGGATTCGAAGACTTCGCGCACGAGATGTTGCGCTCGATCGCTGCGGCGCTCGGTGTTTCCGCAGAGCAGATCACGCAGGACTGGAGCAAGACGAACTACTCCAGCGCGCGCGCGGCGCTCTTGGAAAGCTGGAAGACGCTGAGTCGGCGGAGCGCCGAGTACAAAATCGGCACGGCAACCCCGCTCTACGCAACCTGGCTGCAGGAAGTCATCGAGCGCGGCGACCTCGACGACGTGCTGCCGAAAGGCGCGCCCGACTTCATCGAAGCTGCCACCGCCTATTCGCGGTGCGATTGGCTCGGCGTTGCGCGCGGATGGGTCGATCCGGTCAAGGAAAAGCAGGGCGCAGTGCTCGGCATGGACGCCGGTCTGTCCACGCTCAAACGCGAGTGCGCAGAGCAGGGCCTCGACTGGGAGGAAGTGCTCGCGCAGCGTTCGATCGAACTGAAGGCCTTCGAACGGCTAGGCATGAAACCGCCGAGTTGGGCTGGCACTGAGTCGGCTGCCGAGGCATCCACTCCTCAAGAAGAGCCGCAACCGCAATGAAAAACCTTCCGTTCTTGGCGCAGCGGCTGTTCAACACGCCGCTCGCCATCACGCCTGCAAAGGCAGAGATGGTGATGGCCGCGTTGGCGGATCGGCTTGGCATCACGAAGCTGTTCCGTCCGACAGGCGAAGGGGTCGCGATGAGCGATCTCGGCGGCTTTGCCGAAGACGGCGAAGATGAGCCGTATCGCTATTACGACGTCGTCGCCGGCGTCGCGATCATCCCTATCAGCGGCACGCTGGTGCAGAAGTCGGGCTATATGCGGCCGACGTGCGGCATGACCGGGTATGACGGCATCCGCGCGAACCTCAGCATGGCGCTCGAGGACTCTGCGGTGCGCGCAATCATGCTCGACATCGACAGTGGCGGCGGCGAAGTCGCTGGTTGCTTCGACCTGGTCGATGCGATCTACAACGCGCGCGGCAAGAAGCCGATCTGGGCTGTGCTCTCTGAGAGCGCCTACTCGGCGGCGTACGCAATCGCCAGCGCGGCCGACAAGATCACCGTGCCGCGCACTGGGGGAACGGGATCGGTCGGCGTCATCTGTGCACATGTCGATTTCTCCAAGGCGCTTGCCAAGGACGGAATCGCGGTGACGATGATCCACTACGGCGCGCGCAAGGCTGACGGCAATCCGTACAACCCGCTGTCGGATGAAGCGCTCGCGCGTTATCAGGCCGACGTCAATGCGATGGGCGAACTGTTCGTAAAGACGGTCGCGCGCAATCGCAAGCTTTCTGCGGCCGCCGTGCGCGGCACGCAAGCAACTACGTTTCTCGGTGCCGACGGCGTCGAGATCGGCTTCGCTGACGCCGTGATGGCGCCGGACGAGGCGTTTCGATCCCTGCTCAAAGAGCTGGGCTGACATTTCCCACCCCGAAAGGACAATTCATGAGTATTCGCACCCTTGCGGCGCGCGGGCTCTCGTTCGCCCATCTCGCCGGCATCAATTCGCGTGCTGCGCGCGCTGAAGACGATCAGCGCGACGAAGAAGATGAGCGCGCGGAGGACGACGAGCAGGAAGAGCAGGACCGAGACGACGGCGACAGCAACGGCTCGAAGGGCAAGAAGGGCAAGCGCGCCGAAGACGACCGCGACGACGAAGACGCGGAAGACGACGAGCTCGAAGAAGACGATTCGGGCAAAGGCAAGAAGGGCAAGAAGGCGACCGACGACGAAGACGACGAGCGCGCCGAAGACGAAGAAAACGAGCAAGCCCGCGGCAAGGGCGCTGTCGCCCGTGCTCGTCTCAGTGAGCGCGCGCGCTGCGCGGCGATCATGGGTCACAAGGCAGCCGGCCGCAACGTCGCGCTTGCGGCGAGCCTCGCGTTCAACACGTCGATGAGCAGCCAAGAAGCAATCGCTGTCCTGAAGGCCACGCCGGGCAACTCGGCGAACGCCGATCGTCCGGAGCGTTCCGCTCGCAACCCGCAACTCGGCGCGGGCGGTGAAATGCACCGCAGTCCGCAGCGTGAAGCGGCGACCGGCTGGGACCGCGCCTTCTCGAAGGCATCGGGCAAGCGCTCGTAAGCGCGCCTTTCACATCCTCATCTAAGGAGCTCTCATGAGCTACGTTTCTCGCTCGCCCCTGATCGAGCAATGGCACGCGGGCGGTTTTCTCGTCTCGCAGCCGCGCGGCCACCGTCACATCGATCGCGGCACCTTCACGGGCGCGGTCAAGGTCTATCCCGGCACGGTGATGGGCAAGCAGACCGTCGGCACGACCGCGGTCGCTGCGGCGCTCGGCACCAACACCGGCAACGGCACGTTCGGCACGATCACGGTCGGCGCGGCAATCGCAGGCGCTTACACGGTCGAGTTCGACTCGGCGACGCAATTCGTTGTGGCTGACCCGAACGGCAAGGAAGTAGGCCACGGCACCACGGGCGCGGCGTTCAGTGCCGGCGGCTTGGGGTTCACGATCACGGCTGGCGGCACGGCGTTCGCACCGGGCGACAGCTTCACGGTCACCGTGGCTGCTGGATCGGGCAAGTGGGTGCCGTGCACTAAAACGGCAACGGACGGTTCGCAGATCGCGGCGGGCATCTCCTTCGGCCTCGTCGATGCGACGCTGAACGATACCCCGGGTGCGCTGGTCGTGCGCGACGTCGAAGTGAACACGTCGGAACTCGTGTGGGATGTGTCGATGGACTCGCCCGCGAAGACCGCCGCGCTCGCCTCGCTGCTTGCGCTGAAGATCATCGCCCGCTGATACCCCACAACACGAATAGACAGGCCGCCTTCGGGCGGCTTTTTCATTTGAAGGAGCCGTTCAATGGCATCGCTTGACATTTTCAATCAGGATCCGTTCTCGACCGTCTCGCTGACCGCAGCGGTAGACAAGTACCCGTATCAGCCGCAGACGCTCGGCGAACTCGGTATCTTCGACGACGATCCCATCCGCACGACCGCTCTCGTGGTCGAGCAGCGCCAAGGCCAGCTCGTGGTAATCCCGCTGAGCGAGCGCGGCGAAGAAGGCACGCAGCGTACGACCGAAAAGCGCCAAGCGCGTTACTTCGAAGTGCCGCGTCTGCGTCACTCGGACACGATCTACGCGAACGAGTTGCAGAACATCCGCGCTTTCGGCACCGAGTCCGAGCTGATGCAGGTGCAAGACGAAGTCGCACGTCGCCTCGCAGGTCCGACTGGTCTGCTGAAGAACATCGAGTACACGTGGGAGTTCCAGCGTCTCGCGGCGGTACAGGGTCTCTTCACCGATGCTGACGGCACCGTGAAGTACGACTGGTCGCAAGAGTTCGGCATCACCCCGGCAACGGAAGTCGCCTTCAACCTCTCGGCCGGTACGGCAAACTCGCTGCGCCCGCTCTGCAACGCGATCATCCGAACGATGGCGCGCAAGGCGCAGGGCGCGTTCACGCCTTCGACGAAGGTGTTCGCCCTTTGCGGCGACGCGTTCTACGACGCGTTCGTGAACCATCCGGACGTGATCCGCACGTTCGTGAACTGGAGTGATGCAACGGAAATTCGCGGCGGCAACGCGGGCGGCGCATTCCAGGCATTCGAGTTCGGCGGCATCCGCTGGATCAACTACCGCGGCTCGGATGACAACTCGACCATCAAGATTGCGGACGACAAGGTGAAGTTCTTCCCGGTCGGCGCGCCCGGTATCTTCCGCCGCGCGCTAGCCCCGGGCGAGTCGTTCCAGTGGGTCAACACGCCGGGCAAGCCGGTTTACGTCGTTCCGATCATGGATCGTGATCGCAACGAGTGGTGGAAGATGGAAGTGTCGAGCTACCCGCTCCACATCTGCACCCGTCCGGAAGTCCTCGCAAGCGGCCGCGCAGGTACGTAATGCCCATCGACTGGAATGCCGTAGTAATCGGCCCGCTTATGGGTGTGTTTGGCGAGCCGGTGACCTATACGCCGCGAGGCAGTGCGGCATTCCA